GCGGCACTTGCGTATTGAACGGGACGCGGCGCAAGTTCGGGATCTTGCCGAGGATGGTCGCCGGGCGCAGCAACTCAAGGAATTGATCCTTGGCGTTCTGGATCTGCACCAGCACGCCGGCCCAGGCGGGTGTCACGGTATCGCCCGGGGCGACCGCGGCCTTGATCATTAACTCGACCTCGGGGGTCGACTCCTTCCAGCGGCGCGCGTAGTCGATCGCGCGCATCGAATCGCCCTTCGCCTGCGCCATCGCGCAGAACGCCCGCACAAACGCGGTGCCCGGCGGCACGTTCGCTTTGACCTGGACGCGCGGGATCGGCGCCGGGCCGGCGGGGACGGGCGTCGCCGCTTTGCTGCTCAGGCTTTCCATCTCACGGAGCTGCGTCAGATGTTCGTCGAGCGCGGTCAGCTGTTCGCGCGACGCGCGGTACGCCGCGGTCTGCTCGGGCGTGAGCGTCGTCTCGTCGTCGCCCTTGGTACTCATCAGGTCCTGCATCGACGTGAGCACCGCGGCGCGCTTGGCCTCGGTCGCCGTGATGCGTTCGGCATAGGTGGTCTGCATGGGAGGTCTCCGACTCAGCACGCCGGGCGCGGCGTGCGCGAGACCGCCCGACGCGGCGGCCGATTTAATCGCGGTAATCGTCGCCGCGACGTTCATAGGCAGGGTGACGGCCGACGTCTCGACCCAGCACCAGCGCGAGACGTGCAGCCCGCCGTAGGGATCGCTTTTCGTGACCGGCCGCGCCTCGAGCGGCTTGAAGCCGACCGACAGCCCCTTGACCAGCCGCGCCTTGACCGACTGCCACGCTTCGTCGAGCCGCGTTTTGAGCGGCCCCGGCTCGTCGACCTGGGCGATCTGCGCGCGAATGCGAATGCCGGCCGGCGTGACCGACGCCTCGAGCACTTCGCCGATTGGCTGCGTGGTGTCGTGCTGCCAGAGCAGCGGCATCGGCAGCGCAAACTCGGCGCCCTCGGGCACCAGCACGTCGCCGCGCCGATCGGGCGCCGGCGAACTGGCGACGCCTTCGATGATGCGGGCGTCGGCCTGGAAACTTTTGATCTCGAGCGTGCAATAGGCGCGATCGGAGAGCGGCATCGGAATTGCCCGTGAATGTTCGCCGAGCACCACCCTCGCAATCGAGTTTTCAAGACAAAACCACGAACGGAGTTTCGTCATCAAAACTCGACACCCTGGCTCCCGAGCGGTATTACTCCGCTGTTTTGGCCGCGCGCCTGCGGCCTTCGTCAGTTAACCAAGGGCCCGCGCCTGCGGCCCAAACGTGAGGCAGCGACATGGCTCACACCGGGGAGTACCTCGCCTATCTCGAGTCACCGGAATGGTGGGAAAAAAAGAAAGCCGCGCTCGCGCGCGCCGGGTATCGATGCGAGCGGGAGTGTCCGGGAGGACGCCGGCATTCCGGACCATTGGAAGTCCATCACCTCACGTACGCGCGCCTCGGCTTCGAGCGCGACGAAGACCTCGCAGTGCTGTGTCGCATGTGCCATGCCGACTCAGGACTCCCGCGCAATCGGAAACTCAAGATGCTGGAACAAGAGGGGCAGCGACGCCTGTTTGATCGATGGCATGCCCCTAATCGTCGCGATTGCCCGAGTCGCTTGTTTTTTCCGCCGACTCGATTCGTGACCGTCGCAACTCGTACCGGAGCTGCGCGGAAACGGAGCGCCCGGCGCGGATCGCGCGGACACAGAGCGCGTCGAGATCGTTTGTCGTGATCCGCGTTGAGACGGCGACCGACCGGCAGGTCACATCGATGGGCGGTCGCCCGATGCGCTTGGTCACGGCGGCCCGCCGTAAATCAGCATCTGGTAGGTCGGCCCGGGCGCCGGCGCGGCGTTCCGGTCCATGCGGTCGATCGCATTCACGAGCGCGCTCACCAGGTCGATCCGCTCGGGGCTCGCGCGCTTCGACGGCTTCAGGTTGCCGGCGGGATCCGATTCCACAGCGACATTCCCGACACAGAACCGCAGCACCGGGTGCCCGTCGTGCCGCAGCGTCTGCGACAGGATCGCCTTCTCGAGCGACTTGGTCGGCGCGCTCAAGGCGGCAAACCCCTGCCGGATCGGGACGCAGCTGAAGCCGTCCTGGGCACTCAGGCGCGAGACGAGATCGGTCGCATTCCAGGGGTCGTAGGCGACTTCGCGCACGTCACTGTCGGCGTCCCACGCCTGCAGCTCGGCGCGCACGCGCTCGTAATCGACGACAGTGCCCGGGGTGACGATGAGCAGCCCGCGGCGCGCCCACTCGTCGTAGGGGACGCGATCGCGCTGCGCCCGCGCCCGCAGCCGCGCCTCGGGGAGAAACGCCGCCGCCCGCACGTCGAAGCCCTCGCCGTCGGGATAGACGCCGACCAGCGCCGTCAAATCCGTGGTGCTCGAGAGATCGAGGCCGACGTAACACGCCCGCCCCGTCCACGGCCGCAGCGGCTGCTGACAGGCGTCCCACGCCGCGAGGCTGATCCAGCGCGCGGCCTGTTCGGTCCACTGGTTCAGATACAGCCGGCGAAACGTGTTCTCCTGCGCGGGGATTTCCGCGGCGCGCTGCGCCATGATCCGCATCTCCTCGAGCGAGCGGAAATCCCCGAGCGCGGGATTGGCGAGCTTCCACGTCGCCTCGGCGCGCCAGTCGGCCTCGGGCGGGGCTTCGTAGAGAATCGGCAGGAACGTCGGATCGATCGCGGGATTTTCCAGCACGCGCTTGGCGTGCGCGTACAGCTCCCACAGGATGCTGTGACGGTCGTAGCCCGCAGTCGAGATCGCCATCAGCAGCGGCTGCAGCCGCGCGCCCTGCGACGTCGCCAAGACATCCCACAGATCGCGATTCGTTCCGGCGGCATGCAGTTCGTCGTACACCACTACGCTGGCGTTGAAGCCATGTTTGGAGTACGCCTCGGCACTGATCGCTTTGCAGAACGACCCCGAGCGCGGGTGGACGATCCGTTTCTGCGATTCGACGATCTCGACTTCGGCGAGCAGGTCCGGCTCGGCCCGCAGCATCGCCACCATCGCCTGATAGACCTTGCCGGCCTGGTCGCGATCCGCCGCCGCGAGATAGATCTCGCCGCCGGTCTGCCCGTCAAACAGCAGGCAGTAGATCGCGATCGCCGCCGCCAGCTCGGTCTTGCCGTTCTTGCGCGGCAGCATCAACAGACAGGTCCGGTACACCCGGCGCCCGTCTCTGCCGGTTTTAAACAGTTGTTTGAGGATCGCTTTCTGCCACGGCCGCAAGGCAAACGGCCGCCCGGCGAAGTCGCCGGTGTGGGTCAGGTTGTTGATCAACCGCACCGCACGCGCGGCGGGCGGTTCTCGGCGCGCCACGGCTCAGCAGTCTACTTCAGCGCGCCGGCCCACTTCGACACCGGCGGTGTCGCCGCGACGGCATGGACGCGCGCGCGGCTCGAGGGCGTGATCCCCAGTTCCGCGGCGGCCTTCAGCAGGAGCGCCAGCGTCTGATGCTGCAGCCGGAGTAGCGGGTTGCTGACGGCCTTCCCCATCGCCCCCGTGACGACGGGCGTCCGCACCAGCTCCCGCAACTCGAGCCAGTCGGCATAGAGCAGGCAATAGGCCAGGAGCGTGCTCCGGTCGGCCACCGTCACCTGGCCGGCCGCGGTCAGCCCCGGGGCCAGCCGGCGCCATTCCTCGAGGGCGACGGCGTTCTCGGCCAGTGCCGGCGGCTCGGCGGCCGGGTCGAGCGGCGCCGACTGCGGCTCGACCGGGTTCCGCACCGGGCGCCCCCGCAGGATCCGGAGCGCGGACGGGCTCGGCTTCCGGCCTCTCATGGCGTCCCCACGCCCCCTCGTGGCGGCCCCACCGGGCCCCAAATACGCGATTTCTGGCCACTTTTCCCCATGTTTCGCCCCCTTTATCCTCAATGAATCCGGGCTGTTTTCGAGCCTCAAATTTCCCAATGTTTTTGCAAATCGACGTTTTTCCTCACTAAATTTGCACGAATATGAGGCCCGGATTCATTGGGCCAACTCGACTTTTGCGTTTTTCCTAAGGATTTCGCGGGGTTTGGAGAGGCGAAAGTGCCAAAATCCTTAGGAAAAACGCAGTTTTGGGCCCACTTTGTGGGGGGACGGGGGGGATATCCACGGT